CGCCAGATGTAGGATCTACAGTTATGGTGATCTTTATCGACGGCGATCCTAAACGTGGTTTTTGGATAGGATGCGTTGCTGATAATGATCAAAACTTTATGGTACCTGGAGTTGCCGCAACAAAATACAATGTTGAAGGCAACTATGCTAGGTCTCCGGTGGCAGAATATAATAAAAAATTAGCAGGCGCTGCTGAATTAGATTCGACTAAAATTAAAAAACCTCAACATCCGTTGACAGATAGACTAGTAACGCAGGGGTTGATCAACGATGACATACGCGGCCTTACCACTAGCAGCGCCCGTAGAGAAACTCCTAGCTCAGTGTTTGGTATTAGCACACCTGGACCTGTTGATAAAAGATCCGGCGCTCCTAAAGGCCGGGTTGGAAAATTAGATAACCAAGTTAATAAATTTATCAGTAGACTTGGAGGAACTACATTTGTCATGGACGACGGCGATGATAAATTTCTCCGTAAAAAGTCTGCAAGTGAAGCACCTCCTGAATATGCCACAGTGGCCAATGGTGAAACTAATGGTCAACCTGACATTCCCCACAACGAGCTATTAAGAATTCGTACTCGCACAGGTCATCAAATACTGATGCACAACAGTGAAGACTTAATTTACATTGGTAATGCTCGTGGGACTAGTTGGATAGAATTATCTAGTAATGGAAAAATTGACATCTATGCTGAGGATAGTATTAGTGTGCATACTAAACAAGATATTAATTTTAGAGCAGATAGAGATATTAATTTAGAAGCCAGCAGAAATATTAATATTAAATCAGGTGCAAAAATTCGTACAGAGTCTGCTGCCAACACGGAAATTTATGTTGGAGCCAATGGAAAAATTACCTGCAAAGCAGGATTTGATCTCAATACAACCGGAGCAAATAAATTTACTGCCAGCGGAGCAACTAATATTAAGAGTGGAGGGAACCATGTAGAAACTGCTAGCCAAGTTCACATGAATGGCCCAACTGCTGCTACCGCAGCGACCCTAACAGCAATGACAACTTTTAAACTGCCAGACGAGACAAATGTTCAAAATTATACTAGTATAATGAAACGTATTCCAACGCACGAGCCTTGGCCACATCATGAAAATCTAGATCCTGTTAAATTTACAGCAGAAAAAACCAGTAGAGAAAATGCCTCTGCCATCGAAACTCCAACAGCATGGAAAAAATACTCTACTACAACTGATACCTTTGAAAAAATTAGACCACCAGATACTAACCCTCCACCTGGAAATGCAACTCCATTTGGCAACCGACAAGGACGATAATTATGACTACTAATGCTAACTTATATGAAAAAATTGTGTTGGTCCCGCCTTATCAATCCACAGAAGTTCCAGGCACACAGACCTACAAAGGATTCAGCACAGTCAGTAATGCCAGTGAAAATTCTTCTCTGTTTGATCTTGAGCTGATCAAACAAGATTTGCTTAATCACTTTCATATACGCCAGGGTGAACGATTAATGAATCCCACATTTGGAACAGTGATATGGGATTCATTATTTGAACCGTTGACTGAAGGACTTAAACAAATAATCACAAAAAATGTAACTGATATTATCAACTATGATCCCCGCATCAAAGCCGATCAAGTTATTGTAACTGCCTATGAAAGTGGTATACAGATAGAGTGTGTGTTGACCTATTTGCCCTACAATATTAGTCAAAGTATGAGATTATCGTTTGATCAAAGAAACGGGTTATTAGCAGAGTAAAATACGCAGTTATCTAGATCCGATAAATATTAAAAACAGGAACAACTATGTCATCAACCGATAGACAAAATAGATTATTAGTAGCAGAAGACTGGAAGAAAGTATACCAGTCTTTCCGCAATGCCGACTTCCAAAGCTACGACTTTGAGAATCTACGTAGGACAATGATCTCCTACATTCGTCAAAATTATCCAGAAGATTATAACGATTATATTGAATCATCAGAATACCTTGCCCTAATTGACCTTATTGCATTCTTGGGCCAAAGCATAGCTTTCCGTGTTGATTTAAATGCCCGTGAAAACTTCTTAGAGCTAGCAGAGCGTCGTGAATCAGTGTTACGACTTGCACGTTTACTAAGTTACAATGCTAAACGTAATCAACCTTCGAATGGTCTATTAAAGTTTGGAAGCGTAAGAACTACCCAAGCAATTATAGACAGTAATGGTCGTAACATTGCTGGACAGCTGGTAGTATGGAATGACCCTGCTAATTCAAATTGGTATGATCAGTTTATTAAGATCATCAACGCCGCAGTACCACAGTCTAATCAATACGGTAGCCCAGAAGATAAAGCCACTATCTACGGCATTCTGTCAGAACAGTATCGTATTCAAGGTATTAATACCGATGTGCCAGTTTATGCTTTTAACAAAGCAATCGACGGTAGAACAATGAGTTTTGAACTTGTGTCTACAGCGTTTGCTGGCCAAGATTATATCTACGAAGAAACCCCAAGGGTAGGCAATCATCTAGCATTTTTGTATAGAGATGACGGTCGCGGAGCAGCAAGTTCTAATTCTGGATTCTTCCTGCATTTCCGTCAAGGTACTCTCAATCAAGGTACGTTTACAATTACACAACCTAATAATAATGAATCAATTGATATTGATGCTATCAATATTAATGACTCAGATGTATGGCTACACCGATTAGATAAGAATGGTTTAGAATCAGAAGAATGGGCAAAAGTTCCTAGTTTTGAAGGTAACAATGTTATCTATAACAGTTTAAAGAAGAATATTAAAAATATTTACGGAGTGGTTAGTCGTACAGGTGATAGAATTAGCCTAGTATTCAGCGACGGCACTTTTGGTAACTTACCATTGGGTTCATTTAGAACCTATTACAGAACTAGCAATGGATTGACTTATACAATTAATCCAAAAGATATGAAGGGTATCACTGTTGATATTCCTTATGTATCTAATGTAGGTCAGCGTGAAACATTGACTGTTACTTTAAATTTACAAACAACTATTAATAATTCAGTTTCTACGGAAAGTAATGAAAATATTAAGGCCAATGCACCTGCAACTTACTATACTCAGAATAGAATGATTACAGGTGAAGATTATAACATTAGTCCTTTGTCTGTTAACCAAGACGTTGTAAAAATTAAATCTGTTAATAGATCAAGTAGTGGTATTAGTAGATATTTTGACTTAAAAGATCCCACCGGCAAATATAGTTCTACAAATTTATTTGCAAATGATGGAGTAATATATAAACAAAATTATACAACCTCAATTAACTTTACCTATAGTTCAAGAACAGATATTGAAGGATTTATATACAACAAAATTATTGATACACTTAAAAATAAAAATTTAAGAAACTTTTACTATGAGAAATTTTCAATATTGCCTTATGATAATTTGAATATTGTTTGGCATCAAATAACTAAAGACACTAATGAATCTACAGGTTATTTTGAATCTAAAGATGATCAAACAAAGTATAAATTAGGTTCTTATACTACTAGTAATTTAAAATATATACAAGTCGGATCTCTCATTAAATTTATAGCCCCAGCTAACAAATATTTTCAAACAGATAACAACAACGATCTAGCAGATATACCAGCGGCTGGAATTCCTCTAAACGGCTCTACATCCATATGGGCTTCGGTAGTATCAGTTGTAGGTGATGGCACTGCTGAAGCAACTAACGGTGTTGTAACTTCTACTGGTCTCGGACCAGTGATTTTAAATCAAATAATACCAGGCGGCTCTGCTGCCCAATTATCTCAAGTTATCCCTAAATGGCGTGCAACTATAGATCCGACTGTAGTTTTTACAATGGTTGATTTAATTTTTGCCAATAAAACATTTGGATTGAGATATGCTGCTAACACTGCCTCGTGGGAAATTATTTTTGAAACTAATTTAGATTCTAAATCTAATTTCAATCTAGGAAATCAGGGAGATGATTCTAATAAAAATTTAGATTCTAGTTGGTTGATACTGTTTACTACAGACACAGAGAAGTACACAGTAACTAGTAGATTATTACGTTATATTTTTGAAAGCAAGGCACAGATTCGTTTTTACTTTGATAGTACTGATAAAGTTTATGATAGCACTACAAATCTTATAGTCAAAGATAAAATTAATATTTTAAATATAAACACTAAACCTGATAACACTACGCCGTTAAGTTTAGATTTAAATTGGGAAATTAACGATGATTTTAAGGGACTTGACGGTTATAAAGATACTAAAAAAATTGAAATAGTATTTGCTGATTCAAACGATGACGGAATTGTTGATAGACCAGATTTGTTTCTAACATTAGTAGCGCCTCCGTCAGTTACAGATACAATACTACAACCAAAATATATTGTCCAAGAAAAATATAAAATTGAAGAAGGGCAAGAAGATTATAGATATGTAGATAATAGTTCTGAAACTGTGATAATTTTGAGATCTGAATCAAGTTCTAACGCTGCGGTTGAGGCAGCTGTTAATGGGCAATATTTTTATTTTATTGATACTAATGTTGTTAAGAAACTTGATAGAACAAAAACACCACAGCTAGTTGTATCATTGGACTATAAAGCCTTTGTAGGCAGAGATAATATTAAATTTCAATATGTACACAGTGCAGATTATGAATCAAGAATTGATCCGGGCATGAGTAACATTATTGATATTTTTGTATTAAGTAAAACATACGATGTACAATTTAGGCAGTGGATTTCTGGTAGCAGAGAGTATGAGCCGTTGCCACCTAGCTCCGATAGTCTATATCAAACACTTGCTCCAAGTCTAAATCTAATTAAATCAATAAGTGATGAAATTATCTATCATCCTGTGAGATACAAAGTGCTATTCGGACCAGATGCATCACAAGACCTACAGGCAACATTTAAAGTAGTAAAAAATTTAGCACAAGTTTCTAGCGATAACGAAATTAAAGCCAATGTGTTGTCGGCAGTAAATGAATTTTTTGCTTTAGAAAATTGGGACTTTGGAGACAAGTTCTACTTTTCAGAAATGTCAACCTATGTAATGAACAGGCTTGCACCATTAATTACTAATTTTATCATAGTGCCAAAGTCGAATAATTTAACGTTTGGCAGTTTATTTGAAATATCTGCTGAATCTGATCAATTGTTTATCAACGGAGCATCAGTTGACGATATTGAAATTATTACAAATATTACAGCCAGCACTATTAAATCATCAGGAAGTATTGTAATTTCACCTACAGCACTACTACAACAAAATATTACAAGCGCATAAGCGGAGATTAAATGAACAACGATCAATCTGAAAATCCAGTTCCAATTTCAAAAAATAGTAAAAGAAGAAATTCTGAACTATTGCCAAGATATTATAGAACTGATTCTAATAAAAAATTTGTTCAAGCTACTCTTGACCAACTTACTCAGCCAGGCGCCGTAAGAAAAGTTACAGGGTTTATTGGTAGAAGAAATGCTAAATCATCTACTACCAACGATATTTTTGTTGAAGCAGTTAATACACAGCGTAAAAATTATCAGCTAGAGCCAAGCCTAGTGTCAACAGATACACTGGGTAATGTAGAATTTTATAAAGACTATATTGATTATATAAATCAACTAGGGGTGTTCGGCGCAAATATCGATAATCATGAACGTCTAAATCGCCAAGAGCTGTACTCTTGGAATCCTCATGTGGACTGGGACAAATTTGTTAACTTCCAACAATATTACTGGCTACCATACGGACCTCCGGTCATTAATGTCTATGGGTTACAACAAAAAATTGAGAGCACCTATACAGTAAAGATAGATGACGCTGGCGGATATAAAGAATATCTTCTTACTCCTAACGGGTTAGATAGAAATCCGCCTTTAAAACTGTATAGAGGCCAAACATATCACTTTGAAATTGACAGTCCAGGCGAGCCATTCAGCATCAAAACTGATCGAACTGCCGGTGTGGTTGATCGATACAATTGGGGGAATGATACTACATACGCGGTAGAGTCCGGCACGATCACAATAAAAATTCCTGAAAAAGCCCCCAATGTTCTTTATTATGTTAGTGAGAACGATCCTAATCTAGGAGGGATTTTTAAAATATATGACATTAAAGAAAATACTGCGATTGATGTTGAGAACGAAGTAGTAGGTAAAAAAACATTCAAATTAGCTGACGGTACTCAGTTAAGCAATGGAATGAAATTGCAATTTAAAGGTAATGTTACTCCTGAAAATTATAAAACTGGCCAGTATTATGTAGAAGGTGTTGGTACAAGAATACAATTAATTCTTGAAAACGATCTAGAACTTATTACTAGTAGTACAGATAGTTTTGATGTACCATTCGATGATGGTCCTTTTGATCAGTACTCATTTGATGTTGCTACAACCTATAGTTCATCTAAAGACTATGTTATTATTAATCGAGGAAGTAAAGATAGAAACCCGTGGGCACGTAACAATCGATGGTATCATAAAAGTGTAATCGAAACAAGTTATACAGTTAATGGACAAATTGCAAGTTTAGATCAAGATGCTAGGGCGCTTCGTCCTATTATCGAGTTTGAAGCTGGTATAAAATTATATAATTTTGGGTTAGAAGCTACTATTGACGTTGACCTCATAGATACGTTTACTACAGATGTATTTTCAAATATTGAAGGGCAGACTGGGTATATTGTTGATGGTATTAATCTAACTCAAGGACAGCGTGTGCTATTTTTAGCCGACACTGACATACTTGTAAAAAATAAAATTTATAGGGTAGACTTTGTTAGAGTCACTCCTCCAGGAGAATCTTTTCAACGTCAGATACATTTAGTTGAAGAAGCTATACCCATAGAAAATCAATCAATAATAGTTAAATTTGGTGTTAATAATCAAGGATTGACATATTATTATAACGGCACAACTTGGACTAAAGGGCAACAAAAAACCGGAGTTAATCAAGCACCGTTGTTTGATGTAGTTGATGCGGATGGTTATAGTTATGGAGATATCACTGTATATGACAGCACCAGTTTTATCGGAACAAAACTTTTTTCTTATAAAATAGGCACTGGCACTAACGACAGTAAGTTAGGATTTCCATTATCTTACAAGAATATTAATAATATTGGCGATATCGTTTTTAATTTTAACCTGTTAAGCGACACGTTTGTTTACAAAAGAGTTATTGATGTAACAACACAATCCATTGCTGTTGGAAAACTAGTGAAATTTAATAGTTTAACTGACATATCATATGTGTCTGGTTGGGAACGTAGCAGTGTTATCCGTTATCAACCAGTGGTAAGAATTTATAGAGACCCTGATAAGACAAACAATTTTGATATAGATGTTTACGATAATATAACTGCCCTTGCTGATCTTGAAGTTAGGGTTTATATTAATGGAAAAAGATTAGATCAAAAATATTGGGAAATTAAAAACGGTACTAGATTTAAGTATGTCTATTTTAATGTAGATGTTATGACGGCTGCCGGAATTGATTATCAAGCAACCGATGTTATAACATTAAAAACTTTTTCCTCACAAGTAAAAAATTCAAACGGATATTACGAGCTTCCTATAAATCTTCAAAATAATCCAATGAATGAAAACCCTGTTGAGTTTACATTAGGTGAAGTTATTGATCATGTAGATTCGATTATAGATAATCTAGATAATTTTAACGGTGAATATCTTGGCGCAAGCAATCTAAGAGATTTAGGCAATGTTAGTCCTTATGGTACAAGATTTGTACAACATGAAGGGGCTTTGCCTCTAGCTCTTTATCATATTACTAATAAAACAAATAATATTCTTAAAGCCTTGGAGCAAGCAAGAAACGATTACGGTGCATTTAAACGTAATTTTATAAACATCTCAGAAAATCTAGGAATTGATACAGATACCGTTCCGTTCGTTGATTTAATTTTAACCGAAATTAATAAGAATAAACCTAAGATATCGTCTTATTATTTTAGTGATATGACCCCAACTGGACCAGCTATTACTACAAACATAACAGTAGTTGACTATAGAACTAAAACATATCCATTGACTGAAACATATAGTTTAGATACTTTATCTTCTAAAGCTGTACTAGTTTATATCAATAGTAATCAATTATTGTATGGAATAGACTACACATTTCACTCTGATGGGTTTATAGTATTAACTAACAGCGCAGTGGTAGCCAACGATGATACAATCACTATTGTAGAATATGAAAGTACAGACGGCAGTTATGTTCCGGCTACACCTACTAAGTTAGGAATGTGGCCAAAATTTGAGCCTAAAAAATACTTAGACACTAGCCTTTTAACACCTAGAGAAGTTATCCAGGGGCATGACGGTAGCATAGTCTTGGCTTATGGAGACTATAGAGATGATCTACTTTTAGAATTAGAAAAAAGAATTTTTAACAATATAAAAGTAAATTATAATACTGATATCTTTGATGTTAATGATTTAATACCACGTTATAGTCAAGTTGGTGATTATTCTTTAGATGAATTTAATAAAGTGTTAGCACCTTCTTTCTATCAAT